TCACAATTCAACGTAGCCATTACCTCTATCATCAAGGTATTTATCTGTCATTCTCATAGATTTGTGGCCAAGTATTTTCTTTGCAAACTCAGCACTTTTTTCTTCTTCATATAATCTTGCAGATAAACTTCTAATTTCATGAAATGTTGGTTTATTTTCTATATGTTTAGGTAACGCTTCGATAAATTTACCTCTTAATGTTTTTGCGGTGGTGTTGCCACAGATTTTATCTGAGCTCCTATTCATGAGATTTAAAACATCTTTAATAGAATAACCAATAGACTCAAGTCTTAATGAGAGAGGTATTGCTACTTTAGAGCCTGTTTTTAATTGGGTGACATACAGCCTATCATTTTTTATATCATCCCACTTCATGTTGATAACATCGCTAATGCGTTGAGCTGTAAGTATCGCCAATAGGAACATATACCTATATTTGTCATTTGTGTGCTCCAAGGCGTATTTAAACTCTTCTAGCGATAACCTTGAGCGCTGAACGCTTGTTTTTGGCGGCTTTGTCACGGAAACGGGATTTTCCTTTATCACACCATCCGCAATGGCTTCATTAAAAGCATCTAGCATAGTGGACCTTAGTAATTTTGCCATTGCCTTTTTAGGGTACTCTGAAATAAATGTGGCTACATCTCTTGGTGTTACATTCTCAATTGGACAGTCATTAAAGTGTAATTTGATTAACTTTATTCTTGATTCGTAATCGTAGAGCGTCTTCTCTTTTAACCCCCGGCTGTTTACCTTCCCCCTATAAGTATCAAGCCACTCATGCAATGTTACACAGTGAACATTATTAATTCTGTCAACTAATGGCTCTTTAGGTTTATAAATAGCTAAATTGGCTTGTATGGCTTCGGTTATTGCCAATGATTTGTTTGAGCCAACAGAAAATTCCTTTTTAGTTCTTACATCCCTGTAATAGTAAATCCCTTTACGCAAATACAAGTTAGGCGGTAAACCCTTGTTCTTTGCACTTCTGCTTCTGCCCATTAATTTTCTCCATTAAATATTGCGGTTCCCTTACCATTTTGTCATTTGTTAGAATTGTCCACGGCTCTAACTCATATTCTCTACCAACCTTTTCTGGAGCAGGGTATAACCTACCTTCCTTTATATAGCGAGATAATTGCCGTTGACTTCTAGGGTTAGCGAAATATTTATTATTCCATTCTGATAATGTAATTCGTTTCATTGATTATTCTCCGTATCCTTCATCATTAAAAAAACTTCCATAGCGCCACGGTATGGGTTTTTATTTACTGACATGAAGTCATAATCAAGGCAGTCAGTTGTCCATTTATTAGAATGGTACATTGGTGATAACCCTATTTTATTTTCAATAATAATCGGCATTGCGTCTGATGGGTTATTGCATGGGTCGAAAGGCGTTGCATCCATATCATCAAACAAAACTATTTCAGTGTGTTCGTATGCAATTGTGTTTAATTTAAGACTCTCAGCAACCTTTTTATTAACCTCGAAGTCAGAGAGTTCGGTGTATTTATTCATTATCATCTCCTAGTATTTCATTAATAGTATTTCTGATGTCAATTAAGTCTTGTTTTGTCACATCTATATTCCAAGATGGGGTATTTAAAACAAAGCAATCCTTTATTGTCGGTTCAATCTCAATACAATCTTCGTAATTTTCTAGTCCAGCATAATATTTATCTTTCATTCCATACCTCACCACAAACTATTTCAACATCCCGCACCTGCATTATTTGCCAAGCACGGCTATCGCATTCTTGCTGTGTGTATATTTGCTCTGTAACAGGTACAGCAGAACCCTGTATTAGCACGAGTAATACATATCCGATTATTTGCATGGTTATTTAATCTAAAATAAATAGAGGGTAAATATCGTCTTTTATTTCTGGGTTTTTATTATTAAATTCTAACCATTCATTTAATACTGTCTGAGATACAGTTAAATCCAGAGGCCTTTGCATTCCTGTGTGTCTGGCAAATGCTACTGGCTCTAAATCAGTTATTCTCTCCAGCTCATCACACAATGCAACAATAACTTTCCTTTCTGGCTCCTTATTATCTGCAATCATGCCTTTGGTATAATCGATTAATACTTGAAGTTCATTTTTATTCATCTTTTATTTTCACTCCATTGCTGATTAAGCTGTGTCTTATGGCTGTTGATAACGCTGAACGTAAGCATTGACACCCTTGATATTTAATAGCCGTATCTCTTGCGGTATTAACAAGCTCTCTTAGTTGATGATGTTTAATTTCTGGCTCGGCATTCTCGCGTGATGCTTGCCATACATCGAATAGATTTATCGTTGATGATTTATTCTTACTGCGCCACTCTTCAAATTGCTGTCTTGATTTATCCATGCTTACTCCTGAAATTTAGGTATAAAAAACCCTGCTAGTGCAGGGTTACTTAGGTAGAATGTTATTTGCTTTCCTTGACGCTCTGTCTATTACCTGACCATAGCAATACAATAGAAGAAAAAATAATAATAATACCGATATGGCTATATACTCATTAAAGTAAGAAATCAGGAAAAGAACACCTAGCGCTGGTGATAAAAATGAAATTAATTTCATAATTGCAAAAAACCTATATTTAAAAATTATTAATAACTCTGTTTTATCTTGCTCGCTATTTAATGCTAAATATAAGTAAAATAATGAAAATGAATTTATTGCGATAGATATCGCAAAGGATAGCATTGATAAAGATATCTCTATAAAAGCTAGGTTGTTAATTGATTTCAGATTTACGCTAAGCATCCCAATGAAAAATGTAACTGATATAAGCGTTAATGATGCTGAAGATATAAAGTGAAAATTGTAATCTTTATTTCTATATTTATCATCTGACAACGATGTAATATTCAATCCTTTATGAGTTGTGCTTGAAGAGAATAGCTTTCGATAAAATTTTCTACATTTAATTTTCATAATCAAATAGATACCAAGTTAACCTATGAGGTATTACTTTACTAATTTACAACTATAAACTCAATCACCCATACCCATTCGTTATTTACCCAACTATCAATTCCATATATTGCAATCCATACCGCAGCAAAGTCAGAAGTATGTGCATTTAGTTTCCCGTCAAACCCCTCGGCTTCTGCATCACTTTCGCTGATATCATTTACTTGCTGAATCCAGACGTCAGTAATTTCAATTTTCCCTTTGATATTACCGTCCTTGTCTGCAAAATTGATGATGTCGCCTGAATCACCGTATGGGCAATCAACATCAATGAATCCAGCTTGCCATGCTGAGTTAACCACCTGAGCAAGCGTAAATCCCTCTGCGATTGCACCCATCTGTTTTAAATGCTCTTCGTTGAGTTTTGGCTGTGGCTCAATCGGTCTGCGTGTCTGTGTTTTTCTGCCATCCATGACAGCCGCTAACATTGCATCGTTAAACTTGATTCTGTCTTTCATCACTCCACCTTAATCTTCTGTCTTCACATACCAATCAACAAGATTATCAATTGCAGTATTGATATATCCTGATTGCTCTTCTTCGGTTAATTTATCCCATTCATCCTCAGTAATACCCAGCCCACACTCAGAGTCAGAGCCAACCTTGTTTGTTCTTGCAACTAAAACCATCTGTTTACTCATATTCATTCCTCTTCATTGCATCCCTGCGAGTTAAATTATCATGCGAACTTTGGTAGCTTATTACCTGTAAGTTCCTCTGCGTCCTTCATAAAGTCGGTGGCTTGCTCTTCCATTCCAACGCCGAAATCATATTTATGAACCGCTTTAGCCATTAAGAAAGCGCCAGCAAAAAGAACTTCTTTCAACTTTTCATTTTCTTTTTGTAACTGTTCAATAGTCATATCTATCTCCTGTTTGCATCCTTGCAAATATATCCTTTGGTTATTATTCGATTGGCTTTTCCCATTCGATGTAAGCACAATCTTCAGCCTCAACTACAACATGACCTGTGTTATCACACCCGCAGCATTCAACCTTATCGCAATTAAACACCTTCTCATGACTTCCTTCTGTGTGAATAATTAATTTATTGGAATGGCAAATTTCGCATAGATTAAATGCGTCAATCTCAATTGGCTTTTTCATGGTTATATCCTTTGGTTAAATCACATAAATAGCGTGGCGTGGGTAGGGGAGTCCGATAGGGGCGAAGGGAATATCATCCTCAAAATCCATCGGAGGTTCACTTTGTGGGGCTTGATTACTCGACGCTTGTTTTTGTGCTTGCGGTTGCTGAGGTTGACCCCATCCTTGAGACTGAGACTGAGACTGAGACTGAGACTGAGACTGAGACTGAGACTGAGACTGAGACTGAGGCTTCTGGCTTCCTGCCTGATTACCACCGTTACCGCCAAAATCTAATTGATCAACGATAATTACTGGCGCTGATTTTTTCTCACCGTTCTGGCTTGTCCATTCTTCCATGACGAACTCGCCAGTAACTGTAACTTTCTTTCCTTTAGTTAAATGCTCAGGTAGCTTTTCAGCTTTAGGGCCAAACATCTTACAGATAACCCAAGATACTTTTTCGTGCTCTCCGTAACCTTGTTTCACTAGTAAACTAAAAGATGCAACCGCCTTACCATTTGGCGTCCATCGCTGTTCGCAATCTTTACCTAGGTTTCCACTTACCGTTATTGTGTTAATTGCCATATACACTCCATTGATTGCCAAATTGAATGCCTAACTTGTTTAATCCTTCATCCATTTTTTCTATGAATTCAGGTATTAACTCATCAAACTTTTCCATCATTTTTTCATCTCTTTCCACTGGGATGTGGACGATTTCCTTTCCTCCCGGCATCCTCGGATCGTAGTTAGAGAAGTGCCAAACATCCTTGTTAGTAACCCACATTGAATATTGAACTTGTGCGGTATATTCCTTTTTCATTGCTTTAATTCCATTTAAAGCCAAGTCAATAAACACTTCCGTTGTATTTGGGCACTTTAATTCAAGACCTGCGCCATCACTGCATAATCCATCTGGTGAGCAAGCCATTCTTAAGCTTTCATCCTTGAAAATTATTGGCACTTCTTTAACTGCAAGTCCTGAATAGAACTCAAAAGACATCCTTGCCTCGATTTCATATTCCTTTCCCCACTCAAGCGTCCTTGCCTTAACTTCCTTTGTTACACCAGTGCAAACCTCACCAATTAGCGTATTTAAATAGGTATTTTTAGTATCTGACCAAGTCTTTCCTGGCTTTGGTTTTGATAGCACCTTCCACACTTCTGATGCTGTAATTACACCCAACCGCAGTGACATCCATTCTTCGCTTCCTTGCTCTACTTTGGTTAAATCGATGCCTGTTTTGCTTAGAATGATGTCATTACTAATCATTTTCCTTCTGCCTTTTTCCTTAGCATGTCGATAATGGTATTGGCTTCAAATGCGGTTAATTGCTCTGGACTGGATATCTGATGGTTGAATTTTTTACTAATGAATGTGAAAAAAGCATCACTCCATTCGCCATTAACTTTAAGCATCAAGTCCGTGATAGCCTTTAATTGATCATCACTTGCTGGCGTTATGTACTTGGCTTTATTTGCTGGCACATCAAAATTATTGCCTTCACCTGCCTCGGTGTTCACATAATCAATGGCTTGATCTAACCTTTCACGACGAGGCCAGTATTTACTTGCTCTTTTCACGATTGTTTTACGAGCCATCTCATCCCACCATGTTTTCCATGGACCATTTCTTGATTTACTTGTAGCTTCAACAGCTTTTATCTCATCCAGCCTCATCTCTTCCGTGAGATAGTCACCACTTGCTGTTTTCACTGTGCAATAACCACCAATAACACTACCTCTGTCACTAAATGCGTTATATTTGTGGGTTGGCGGGGTGTCTAGGCCATTGGATTCATAAACATCATTTTCATGGACTAACTTGCATTGACCCCATTCGATAGCTTGAGTCACTTGAGCTAGGTGCATGAGGCCCATATAGCTGATATCAAGGCAAACAAAACCCTTTCTTGGTACTAAATACGCCAGCTTACTTGCTGGATTTAATGTAATCCCAATAGCCGCCACGTTAATAATGGCATTCTGAGCACTAGCGGGGTTTTCCATAGCCACTCTTGCTAGCTCGTCATTTCGTTGGAATGCCTGAATTGCAAACTGGCTTTCCTTAGCCCATGTGATCGTTTGATCGGTTAGTGCGTTACAAAACAATGACTCTTGTTGTTGCACAAACTCAATAATTGACGTGCTCACAATATCTCCTTATCTATCCCGATCTGAATAGCTGTTCTAATTCCATCTAAAACCGCATCCAGTGCTTGGGGACTAATTTCAAATACAGGATTTAACTTCCTTGCTAAATCCATACATAACAGTTCTTCGGGTAGGCTATCCATAACCTCATCAACTGATATTTTATCTTCCTGAGAATTAACAAACGCTTCTCGTTCCATTTGGCGTTCGTACCAGTCGTTTCTGAGTCCGTATGTATTCGTTAACATAGAGCCTCCTTAGGTAAACGCGCGCTCCTTGCGTGTGTTAATTTCATGCTGAATGAGGTTTGTGCGCTCCATAGACACTTTCATTTTCCATTGAAAAACTAAGTCGTCGATTTGCTCATTTGTCATTTCAGACTCTCGCAATAGTGCGAATATCTGATGTTTTATGTGTTTCTGCTTTGCGTTCATGCTGTACTCCGTATGCTGTTTTTAATGTTTCGTTTGCTTCGCTCCATCCGTCCTCGTCCGTGAGAAATAAAGCAATTCCAGCTTTACTTTGGGCTACACGTAATTTGTATTTATCAATATTCATGCTTACCTCTGGATGTGCGAAATCTGCGCTAATCTTGCGATAGCGATTGTTATTTGGTTTCTCTGGTGTTGGTGCGGTAGGTTAATTACCTGATGCGCTCAGGCTAGCAAGCCAGCTTACATAAATCCTCCGATTCAAACGGTGCTTAGTAAATATGGCGAGACCGATTTATCGCCTTTGGTTTATTGGTCTAAAAAAGCTATCTCACCACAGCCCACCTTGATGGACTGTAATTAGTTAACTGTGCCTGCTTTTAACCACGTCAGGCGAGGTGGTTCCTTACATTCCCCAATGCAAGAAATTTGTGTATAATTTAATCACCCCAATGCAAAGAAAAGGATTGAACTAATGAGTATTAAAGTAATTTCTGATGACAACCCTGTTAAACGAGTTGCTTTTGATATGGCGCTAGCTTTAGCCGTTAAACAGGATTCTATTAAAACTCCTGAGCAACTTATGGCTGAAATTGAATCGCTTTATCCTGAGTGTTTAGAAGTGGCTGAAAAGCAATACAAAAAAGAGACTCCACCTCCAATGGGGGTTTTGCTAAAAAGTACAATCTAAGACTTTAATTTCTCTATCTTTATGTGATGCATTTTTAAAAACTCTTCTAGCGGAACTAAGTCCATAATGGTTGTTCCGCAATTTAGAGTTAATTTAGTGATTGGTTGCCCATCTGACAAAGTCTCTTCCTTTATTGAAGAAATACTTTCTGTCTTAAAGAAAATTCTTGCTCCGTCATTTCTTAGATATTCATACATTTTTAAGTTAATCATGTTTAATCCTATCTCGCCGTAACCCCGAACCCACTGCTCGGCTGTTTTGTTTTAACTCCTGAAAATACTGCTACATTAGGTAAGCAACAGTTATCTCCACTTGGATAATGCTTTGTTGGTTTGAGAGAGAGAACAGGGCGTTCTTTCTTCTCTTTCACTGAGTTAGCTTTAGCAATTTCTTCTTCTTTCAGTTTGTTAGCTCTGAAAGATGCATATCTAGCGTATTGCCTAGCCTTGAATGAGTTGCTGTTAACTTTCTTAACGCTAACTGGTGTTGGGTTGCCTTTAAATTTTTTTGGTGGTTGATAGTAAATTTCCACATAACCTCCGTTATTCTTTTACTTACCATAGACCACTCATTGAATGACCTAGAATTAGTATTCTTGCGCTTACATACCTAACATCTGCCAGTGTTGCCTATTCCTATCTGTAATCACTCTCGTGCAGTAGTAACATTCTCACTAGCCAGATCGTGCCTAGTGATACGTCGCATTTTTGCGTAAGGGTCTAAACAGGGTAGGTATGCTGTTCCGACTTTCCAAATTATTAAAGAACATTAGGCTGTTTTTCATGTTGCTTGCCTTTGATGAGTTATATTTAAAACTATAGTTGTTTTATTGTCAACAACCAAAGTTGTTTATAGTTGTGTTTTTATATTGGTTTGGTTTTATTTGGTTGTTTTTGTTGGTAATTTATTTTCAAATAAATCTCAGTTTGGAACTCAGATCACTTCTTTGGCAGGGAGAGGGCACAAAAAAGCCCTCGCGGGGAGGGCTAGATAAATGGAGTTATCTAAAATTTAATCTACTCATAGCAGAGGATGAGTTATTGAAAATATCAATTGAACCAAAATTATTTTTATCTCCAGAGAATATTTTCTTTTCATCTGGAATGGTTATTTCTTTAATAGATTTATTCTGATTTGCTTTTGCTGTTAACTCTGCTTTTTTTGGGTTTTTCGCTGTCATCTCTTTCTTCCTTAATTTCTTCAACTGGTTGTTGTTCCGATTGAGCTGCCTCTTTTTTTCTTTGTTCTGTCATCTCCCTTATGATAGAGAGATTTAATACAAGACAACTTCTTGATCTTGTTTTGAATTGCTGATTTACAAAAGATACAATATCTGCTTGGGCTTCATCAAGTGGAGGTGATACATTCTTGAAGAGTTTAGAAGCCTCTTTCCTATCAATAACGAATGAATGTGATGGATACCCTGCTACTAATTCGTTCATTGCATTGTCTTGTAGTATATGGTCATATTCGTTCAGCCTTTCGCCATATGACTCAGCAATTTGAACAGCTCGCTGAACCTCACCTAATTTTATTGGATCAAGTTGAGCATATATCTTAGAAAATAGTCCTGTCGTCAAGTTAGATGAAAATTCCGCAGCCATTTTTGCTGTAACACCGAAATTTGATTTCATATCTAACAAGTAGTCTTTAAAAGCTGATTTTGCGAAGTGTTGCAACCCAGATAAAGCTTGATAGTAGTCAAGAGCAGAACTATTTTCGAACATTTCATCTTGTTTCCGCAGCTGAACATCTAGCGGGCCTAGCTCTCCACAATCACCAATTATTAAATTAGTTGCACCAATTGTTATAAGCGTACCAGTACTTTTGCAGTCACTAGGTATTATTATTGTTAATTTTTTATAGTTATGCCTGATAGCTCTTGCAATTCTATAAGCTGCGTTTGGATCACCTCCGTATGTGAGCAAGATAAGTATAGCATCCTTTTCTGGATTTGACTGCCTACATAATGATGTTATTTTTTCATATCCATTCCAGTTTATTGGTCCATTGTAATAAAGTAGGTCATGAGTATCTTTATACGGTAGAGATAGATTTTGAAATACATCAAACATAGATTGGTTATCTGACATTAAAGATATCCTTATTGCTTAACTAAAAACAAAGAATTCTCTATATAGAGAGCCATCCATCTGGTGCTAAAATAAGTTATCTGTTAATATTATTATGTTTAGAACCACACCCTAAAACGTGTCGTCAGGCCATTGTGTTAGCCGTGGAACTTATAAGTAATAGACTGGCTAACTAGCACCTTAGCGCATATATAAAGCCCATTAAGAGCATCTTCGTCTAGATACCAAGTTTCATATCTAGGGTTGTCAGATATAACTGCTAGGCGCTTATACTGTTTCTGCAATCGCTTTATGTAGAGCTGGTTATCCAATACGAACACATAAATCCCGTCACCATCAAAAAAGTTTGTGGTTATATCTACGAATATCTGATCCCTAGGTTCGAACGTTTCAGCCATTGAATCACCTTTTACAGTGATCATCTTTATCGTATTTGAAGGTCTTCCACCGAATAATCTTTTTGCTTCATCCGCTGAATACTCAATAGCCGTGATAGTCTCGATAAAATCATCGATAACCATCACGCCAGCACCTGCACTCGCTTCTACGTCTAGTATTTCAACCTTATAAGCATTACTAATACCACCCCCTTCATCCGAGTGCGTACCAGTACTTATGTTGCTGACTTCCGAACTATGGATAACAGGAATAGTTGGCTCTTCGCCATTACCAGACGACAACCATTCAGGAGAGACCCTCAGAACTTTAGCTATTTCTATTAATTTTGTTGAATTTTGTGCATTTCCAACCTCAATCTTTTGAATTGCAGCCTGTGATATACCAACAGCCTCGCCTAGTTCTTTTTGAGATAAGCCCGACAATTTACGAGCTTTTTTTAATCGTTGTGCAAGAGTAGTTTTCATAGTCTTAAATATACAACCGCAGTTGTTGGCATTCAAACAAATATAGTTGTTGATTAAAAACAACTAAGGTTTTATTATATGTAAAATAAACAACGGAGGTTTTTTATGAACGAAGCAATTAAAACCGCCATTGATATTGTAGGGACACAAAAAAAACTAGGTGAAGCATGTGGCATAACACAGCAAGCAGTTTTTAAGTGGCTACATAACAAGGCAAAAGTATCACCTGAGCATATCCCATTAATTGTTAAAGCTACAAACGGTCAAGTTAAAGGAAAAGATATTCGCCCTGACTTACCGCACTTATGGGATTTGGGTAATAAATACTGGTAACACAATCGCTCTTTAAAAATTCATGCAGTGCCTTTTGACTTCAATCGGCAAATTATTATCAACAATCCGCTCATACGGAATGAGCCACGGATCATTACTGCTGTTTCCAATATGGGAAGTAATCTAAGAAGGACTTTAACAAATGGAATGTGCAAAAAATATCAAAGTAGAGTGCTCATCAAACGAATTGATGACGTTTTACATTCAACAAATGTATTCAGTCGGTAATAACGGACTCGCTAAGGCGCTTGGAATACACCCATCAAAATCCAGTCGAGATAAAGCCCGAATATTCGATTTAGCTTGCCAGTTGGTGAGTAAGTTCGGATTACCCCCTGACTCTGTAAATATCAGTGATAAGCCAACGAAAGTTGTCCTTGAAGGTGATTATGCAGAAAGGGTTATTCAGGCTCTTGAAGGGAAGGGAAAGGTTAAAAGAAAAGCCCCAGCGGTAACTGAGGCTTCTCAACAAATGGACTTAACCATTTAG